ACCTCCTCCTAAATTATCATATCCTTTAAATATAATCATTACAGGAGCTTTACTTAATCCATGCCCAACTGTTGCTGTACCAGAACTTGTTAAACCTCCTCTATATTTTACAAGAGAAAATGCTCCAGAAGGATCAACTTGTACTGTAGAATCTACTGAGCCATTAGTATTTGTAGCTGTTGTTCCACCATTAATTCTCCATGACCACGAAACATAAGTATTACCACTTTGATTATAATAATTACCCATAGTATAACCAGTAGAATTAAATGATGTTAAACCAGAAGATGTAACTTGAGCACCATTAGCATTAGAATTTATTACTTTACTAGTTCCTCTTGTGCTATCAAATAAACCATTACTTTGACTACCATCTCGTCTTTTTACCCACACCCAATCTGGTTGAAATCCAGTTGTATAACTTCCTCCTCCATCTCCAGTATATGTTAAAGCAGTAAATAATTTCTGTGGATAATCGTCATCAGTTTGTGCAGGATCAACTTCTGCTGCTACTGGTAAATTGCCAGCACATAATGCTTTACAAGAATTTGCTTCATCATAATAAAAATTACCATAGCCAGTAGCATCACTTTCACCCTGTGCTGTAGCTAATCCATTAAAAGTACCATTCTGCCCAAAATTCATATCCCAACCTAAAGCATCACTTGTTGAACCTCCAGTTCCAACCCAAGGATACAAATCTGTAGTTGTATTTAAATTTGTTTGTGTACCTCTTAAAGTTCCATTAACATAAAATTTAATTGTAGTATTTGCTCTATCTATTTCTACACCTACAATATCTCCTGCTGAACCTGCTACACCAGTATTAGTATAAGAATTTGCACCATTATATATTCTTTGATTATCACTATTTGTAATACACCATGCAGTAGGTCTACCTCCTCTATCTGAAGTTAAATCTGCAGTTGGCACATTAACACCTACTGATTGTTCTATTCCACCACTATGACCAGTTTTCATTCTTGCTTCAAAATAATATTTATTAGTATCACTTGGTGATATAGCAAAGGTGCTCATACAACCCATTTCATTAACAGAACCACCACCTCCAGAACCACCCCAAGCTAACATACCATCATTAATTCTTGCTACTGTAGGATCAGGAAATAAAGGATTTAATGTACAATAATTACCACCATTAGAATCAGAGTTGAAAGTTGGAGTATCTGTTAATTGATCGTGTGCTGCAAAATTTGCTACAGTAAAATCATTATTATTACCAGATGAATCATTACCTAAATCAGAACTAGATTCAAATTTTAACCAATATCCATTATTTCCAAAAGTTAATCCACTTGGATCTTTAGGAATCCACACACCATTTTTATATTCACCTAGCTCAGAATAATAAGATTGTCCATCAAAAAACATACAATCAGCTAGTGATAAATCAGCACCTTCAGTACCATGACCTTTTCCAGATAATCCACCCCATGCTTGTACTAATCCATCTGCATTTAAATAAGAAAATGTTTCATTTTGTGCAGTATTAGTAATCATAGCTTGATTTCTCCAATTTGGTGAAGGTGAAGTTCCAAGCTGTCTACCATTTACATAGACACGAATTCTATCAAATTGTGTTGATTGACTTGTATCTATACGAAGAATTACATGATACCAACTTGCAGGATCACGATATTTTTCTTCAGTTAAAAGATAACCAGTACCTTGATTTCCTCCTGAATTTTCCATAGTTAATGTAGCATTATAAGCAATGTAAAAATAATTACCTCCACCAGTACCAGTTGTAAAAACATTATTTGCTCCTGCATTTGTAGAATCTGGAGTATGTCTTTTAACCCAAAAACTCATAGTCATTTTTGTTGTGCTTGTAGGTGTTCCTGCTGTAAATTTTAAAGTTGTATCACCAGCAGCACTACCTCGTATAGAGTTTGCTATTTGGTAGTCATAAAAACCACCACCACCTGCACTTGCTGCTGCTGCTGCAGCTCCCATTAAATTATTTTGAAATATACCCATTATGCGTATGCCTGTGAAATTATCATTTGAATGTCTCCTCCTACTCCATCACTTGAAGCAGATACTACTATATAATCTAATCTATCTACAGCACCATTATCTGTTGACATGGTTGGATCTGTACCACCTATAAACTTAAAGTCTGCGTGATAAGCCATTGTACCACTTCCTCCACTCTGTGTCAAGAAAATACTTCCTGTTTGTCCATCACGACAACCTATTGGTTGAGCTAATGTATGTGCTGCTGTAACTGTTGTACTAAAGTTTTGTGCATTACCAAAGTTTAATGATACAGATGTTACACCATTAATAGCTGTTGCACATACAACTGCTGCAGCACTTTTAGTTAGTTGTAATTGACCTTCTAAACTTGTATTACCAGATACTCTTACAGTTCCTAAGAAACCAGAGTTACCAGTTATTGTTGTAGCACCTGTTATTTTAGCAGTACCTCCTAATGAAGTATTACCTGCAACATCTAATGTTCCACCTATAGTTGTTGCACCAGATACTCTAGCTGTAGTTAAGAATCCTGCTGCTCCACTTACTGTAGCTGTTCCTAATAAATTAACTGCACCACCTACTGATAGAGCTCCTCCAACTGACATTGCTCCTGCAACTGTAGCAGTACCACCTACAAAAATATCACCTGATACACAAACATCATTATCAAAATCTACTTTATCACCAAATGTTTTATTAGTAAATGTTTGTGTTGCTGCAATACCTGCTAATGTATCTGTTACTGCTGGTAGTGTTAATGTTATATTACCAGAAAAAGATGCGTGTGCTGGTGCTTGAAGAGCAGCATAGTGAGCATTACCTGATTCACAATATAATCTAACTTCTGATTGTGATCCACCATTTTTAACAGCAATTAAACCACTAGATACCATAACATTTCCTGTTATAGTAACTGTTCCACCAAGAGATGCATTACCTGCAACAGCTAGTGTACTACCTAATGAAGTAGCTCCACTTACTCTCATTGTTGTTAAAAACCCTGCAGCTCCTGATACTGTTGCTGTTGATAAAAGATTGACAGCTCCACCAATACTTGTTGTACCACCTACAGAAAGATTACTTGCTATTGTAGTAGTACCACCAATATTTACATTACCACTTACAGAAACATCATCATCAAATGTTGCTGCACCTATAACTGTAACTGTACCACCTACATAAAGATTGCCACCTACTGTAGCATTATCAACTGATATATCTCCTGTTATATTAACAGGTACATTTGTAAGATTAGCACCATCACCATAAAAAGCACTTGCACAAACTTTAGCATTTGCAGCTTGTACATTAGCACCTGATATAGTAACTGTTCCTCCAACTACTAAACCTCCTGATACAGAAACATCATCATCAAATGTTGCAGCACCTGTTGCCATAAATGTACCACCTATAGATGTGTTACCTGCTACATCTAATGTACTTCCTAAAGAAACTGCACCAGCTATAGTTACGTGTCCACCTACATTTATATCACCTGATACAGAAACATCTCCATCAAATGTTGCATTACCTATAATTGTTACAGTTGATGCAAAATTTGCTGCACCACCTACAGATACTGTACCTTTTAAATGAGAAGCTCCTGATACACTTAATGTTCCTCCTATTACAGCATTAGATACAGATATATTTCCTGTAATTGGAATACCTGTAATATTAGTACCATCTCCATAGAAAGCTGATGCACATACTTTTTCTTTAAATGTAGCATTACCACCTACTGTTACTGTATCTTTTAAGTGCGTAGTACCTACAACAGTTAATGTACTTGCAAGGTTTACAGCACCTCCTACGCTTAATGTAGATGCTAATGATACAGCACCTGCAACTGTTACAGTTCCACCAAAGTTTGAATTACCACTAACAGATATATCATCATCAAAAGTTACTGCATCTCCAAATGTTTTATTTGTTAATGTATCAGTAGTAGATGTACCTACTAATGTTGCAGTACTTACTGGTAATGTTATTGTTATATTACCACTAAAAGAAGAGTGTGGAGGAGATTGTAAAGCTGCATAATGTGCATTACCTGATTCACAATATAGTTTTATATTAGACTGTGCACCACCATTTTTAACTTGTATCTCTCCACCAGATACCATTATATCACCACCAACAGTAACATTACCACCTATAGTAGCATTACCTGTAACTATTAAACTAGATACTGAAGCATCTCCAGTAAATGTTATACCTGTTAAATTAGATCCATCACCATAATATGCAGAAGCACAAACTTTACTACCTACTAAAAGATCACCAGATACTGAAGCATCTTCTGATACTCCAAATTTACCTGCTACTTGTATTACACTTGTAGATATTTGTAGTGCTGAATTAGTACCTTCACCTGATTGTACTTGTTGTAAATCACCTGTAACACCAGTATTAGTATCTGCACTTACATTTACTTTTAATAACTGTTTATATGTTTGTGATATTTGTTTGTTTGTTAATGTACTCATGCGTTACTCCAATATCTTATTGTGCTATCATCCCAATCAAAATTAGCTTGTTGCCATTCTACATTTCTACCACCTGTATCAGGTCTTGGATTTTGTATTACTGGGTTATCCCTTACATCTGGTATACTATTTTGTGGATGGTTTTTTAAATCATATGCACCATCAAAACATGTTTGACAAACTAATAAATTATAACTATTTAATTGCATTGTTCTATGTGGATATACAAAACTGCATTGATCACACATAGCCATTGCATTACGATTAGTTGCCACTAGATATATCCTAATTTAGGTTTAATAAATAAACTTGCTCTTTCTCTATCTTCTTCCATAGCATATCCTAATTTTTCTTCATAGTTTGCTTTTAACATTTGTACTCTATCCATAGGTATGCCAGGTCTTTTCATTGCTAATTGATATGATAAACCACATGTTAATGCTGGTAAAAATCTTTTAGGCATATCTGCATTTTGTCCTGCAGACTTATCTACATCTTCTAATTGATTAAACTTTTCTATATTTAAAACACCAGTAGAATTATCTGGAGTTGGGTATAACATTACAGTAGGATTACTACGACCACGTTGCACAGCATATTGTGTTGGTCTACCTGCTTGATTTTTATTAGGTAAGTTATGATACTCTTCTCTTGATATTCTTTCTAATGCTATATCAGTTCCACTTACACTTGTTGCATATGTAATAGCTAGTGCATCTATTGTAGAATCTGATAAAGATACTGAAGCTACTGTATCAGCTACAGTTACTACAGTTGTATTTATAGACCATAAACAAATACCTCTATTTTGCCAATCAGTCAACATTAAGTTAATTGATCGTCTAGCTGAAGCAGGTGTATGACCTAATGTTTCTTCGCCACCAATCATTTCAGTAGCTTCTTGAATTACTTCGTCTATATCTAAATTAAAATTATATGTACCTGATGTTGCCATTATTATCCACGTTTCTTATGTTTATTTTTTAATTGTACTTTAGCTGCTTTAGCCAATCTTGCTTGTTCATTTTTCTTTTGTACTTTAGCTCTTTGTTCTAATACAGTTAATATTTGTATTTTTCTACTATAAGGTTTATTAATTCTTTTTACTTTAGCTATAGTTTTTTTTGCATCATCTACAGTTGCATATTTAATACTAACTGTATCTTTAGGATTCTCATCAGTATAAAGTCTACGACCAGAACCTTTAGGTTTTTTTCCTGTTCCTACTTTAGGATCTTTTTTTTTAATCATAATAAGATGCAACTAAAAGAGTGCCACCATGTTTAGCAGCAAATGTTTTTACGTTTGTTGGTTTACCACCTACACCTTGAGCTTTAGATCTTTTTCTTTTTACTGCAGATGTTTTTTGTGATGTAGACATTCTTTTTGCTTTTGCTAATGGAACACATTTAGGATACTTACGTTTAGAACCTTTAGCAGATTTTCTACCACAAGGTTGATACTTACCATCTTTCTTAGGTGCTCCTATATCTACCCACTTTTCTTTTACCCATTCACGTAAGCCACCACCTTTAGCTTTCTTAACTGTTTTCTTTTTACCACCTGGTTTTACTTTACCACTACATACTGCTGATGCATACATATTTGCATATGCTGATGGATATACATCAAACTTTCTTTTAGCTGCAGCTTTTCCTTTTGCACAAAGTTTTGCCAATATAATTAACCTTTATGAACTTTTTGAATTGGAAAAGAAGCCTTTAATGTTGCTCCTTTATGAGGTTTATAACCAGTAGAAGGATTTTTCATTAGTTTAAACTCTTTACCTTTTTTCATCCAATGAAAACCTTTAGGTGCATTTACTGTTTTTACACTAGATACTTTACCTCCTGATTTGGCATATCCCATTTTATTTCTAACTTTAGTAGGTAATTTTTTTAGTCCAGGGTTATTAGGTTTTTTTAACATTTCCATCTCTTTCTTGCTTGTCTTAATCTTGAGTTAGGGTTTTTAGCTGCTTTAGGAAATTTCTTCATTTGTCCTGCAGATCTTGCACAGTAACTCTTTCTCCTATTAGCAGCTTTACTACCTGGTTTAACTTTACCTGTTACAGCAGTCTTTAATTTACTACCAGGATTTTGTCTACGATACTTAGCAACACCTTTAGCTGAAAGACCTGCACCTTGTTTAGTTGGTCTTTTATAACCACCTTTAATAGTTAAGCCTTTCATATTACTTTTTTTACGTGTTGCCATTATTTCTTAACTAAGCTCCCACCAAAATACAAACCAATGATA